TTTCGGTAAAAGGAGATCCAAACTTTTCAAATAACGGATTTTATTCAAGAATTTTTCAAGGTTGGGAAACACAGCCATTTTTAGGTTATTCAAATCCTTCGGTTAGACTTTTATCAATAAATGGAGATTTGCCCGATCCTCGCTTGTTGGTTCTAGGTGATAAATATTTTTCAACGACAGACAGTAAGATTCACACAATAATACAACCTGATGGAGATTATGTTTTTGATTCAGGTGTAACTCCATCTGAAGGAACAATTTATATTTATAATAATGCAAGTTACATTTGGGACGGCACCAACCTCGTATAACTTGATTACTTAATGCATCTAAAGAGCGAGCTATTTATGCCCGCTCTTTTTGTTAATAAACTTTCTATATGGGTTCAATTACTTATATGAAAGAGCTTTCAAGATTGCTTAGAATGCTTTTAAATCGGCATTTTCCGTTCAAAGTTTAAGACTAACGTGTGAGCTCTGTTTCGGTCTGAACAAGGGGTGGTCTATTAACAACTCACGACTTTCATACTGTAAAGTAACCCAAAGAGGGGAGAGGGGGTGGTCTTCTTCTTTATCCTTTCTCCTGTAAAATATTAAGAAATGAAACAACCTGTTGTATCTATTGAGAGAATAAATAATTTTGAGTTCAGTTTTGCTAAATCTACTAAGATTGGGTTGAAGCATGTGGGGAAAGCACTATCGTTTAAGAACCCAGACCCATACGCCGCTAAGAAGTACAGCGAAATGTTTGATAAGCGTATTTATACATTCAAGATTGGTATGCTAAGCGTATTGGAAGCTTATTTGAACGAAAATGATATAACGTATGTTTTATACAATTATGAATTTGAACTTCCAGCGGATACAATTATTGATTCTCGTATGTTTGGGAAATATGACCATCAATCCGAAGCTGTTAAGGCATTCTTTGAAAAACATTTCGGTATAATTGTAGTTCCAACAAGAGGTGGTAAAACATTCATTGCTTCCGAAATAATACGTATATTCAACGCAAATAACCCAACAGACAAGTTTTTATTTGTGGTTGACACCGATGTTTTGTTCAGTCAAGCGGTTGGAGATATAAAGGAATTTTTTGAACCGTATGGGGGCATAGAAATTGGAGAGATACGTTCAGGAAAGGTCGACACAAACTATTTGGTTACAGTGGCCATGATACAAACTATCCAACAAGCCGTATCGCCTAGATGCCGAGATAAGGCAAAAAAGAAAAAGATGTTGGAGTATTTAAAGTATTTGAAATTTCTTTGCGTGGACGAGATACATGACAACTGCTCAGACACAAGATTATCTATTTATAAGAAATGCCATAAGATTGATTATTTACTTTGTCTTTCAGCTACTCCGTACAGAACCAATTCATTTATTCAAAATTTAAAACTTCAAGCTTGGTCTGGCGGAGTTGTGTATACCATTAAAGAATCCACTTTAAGAGACCGAAAGGTATTGAGCGATTATAAGGTGTTTATGCTTTTATTGGACCACAATCAAGTGGATTACGGGTCGGAGATGGAAGATAATACAGATTATAATGAATACCGCAAAAAGATAATATTTGAGAATGTGATACGCAATAACACGTTGTTTCACGTTATTGACATTTTGAAAAGGTTAAACCTGAAAACATTGATTTTATTTCAGAATATAGACCATGGCAAAAATATTTCTAAAGCGAGCGGCATTAAGTTCATACACGGTGGCACTAAAAGCGAAGAACGTGAAGAAGCAAAGAATAACTTCTTGAAAGAAAGCGGAGGATTTTTATTGGCGTCGGGGATATTCAAGAAGGGGGTTACGGTAAGCGAGGTTGAAGTATTGATAAATGTCGATGGTGGTCTTGAAGATGCCAACACTATTCAGAAGAAGGGGCGTGTTTTAGGAACAACCGCTTCAAAGGATAGAAGTTTGATTATTGATTTTTTTGATGTGTATTCTTTGTATTTTAGCGAACATTCCGAAGCAAGGTTAAACGCTTATATAAATGCAATCGGGGAAGATGAAGTCGGAATTTTAGACACTTCAGTTGACGATTGTTTTCCCACTCTTGAACGCTGGATATCTAAATGGTTTCGAAAATAAATGAACAAGAAAAGACAAAGATTATTCAGATACGCGGTAGACACTTTAATTGAGTTGCTTGAGCAAATTACTAAGAAAAAACACCCATTGAAGTGCAACGACACTGACGTAAAAAGTTTTGATGCTTTCATGGATTATTTCGGTGACGCGATAGGCGAAGACTTTATAAGGAAGTTCTTAGAATACGGCATGCAGAGTTGGTTTAATGAAGGTTCTGACATTGATTACTCCCGTCGTGTACGAATTAGTTGGATATTCGGTGCAGCAGCGATAAAGCGTTGGAATATGTGCTCTATGGAAATGAATGTTTTTATGACGCGGGCTGGACTAAAAATCCGACATAACATCAACGTTATTAAACGTAATTCTAAGATTAATGAAATAGTCGTTACCCTAATTCAAAGGGAAGAAAAACAAAAAGCTTTACATTTAAACACCGACCGAGGATTTTTATGGTGCATAGCAACTACAACGTTGTACTTCCATAAAAGTTCCTTTTGTGTGATGTGTTCTAACAAAAATGAATGCAAATTATTATTGAAACAAGAATACAATAAAATATATTTAAAAAGAGGATATGGCGAATAACAAACTGGCTGAGAATTTTATTGTGGAGTTATTGGCTGTTGCACTTCAGAAACGTACTATAATGGATATTGCTAAGCAGTATCTGAAATTTTCCTACCTGCAAGAAGAATCAGAAAAAAGAATGTGGCAATGGATAACCAAGCGTTATGATAAAACGGGGGTGGTTCCGACTATCGGACAAATGCAACAAGAATTTATTGATGACGAGGACATTCTTGACAAAATAAAAGAAATAAAAGATTTTGAGCCAACCAACGAAAATGAAGCTGAATTAATAGTCGAAACTTTTGAGCGTTACATCAAGCAAATGAAATTCCTTGAGGCTAATGATAAGATAGTTGAAGCCTATAATAGAGGAGAAAAGGATGCCTCATATGATTTATTGATAAAGTACGCTGACGATATATCTAAGTTCAGTATTCAAAATGCGAAGTTTGAAAGCGTTTTTAATGATTTTGAAGAACGACAAACTAAGCGTAAATCCGAAGATTATAATTTCCGTTTTAAAGTTCCGACTAATATTGATGAACTTGATTATAGGTTAGGCGGACAATTTGGAGGTCCGGAAACGGGTGAATGTGTGCTTTGGTTGGGAGATTCAGGCTCTGGTAAATCTCAATGTCTGGTACACGTTGGAGTTGCCGCTGCGCGTAATGGTCACAGAGTAGCACATTTTCAACTTGAAGGCACGAGGGAGCAATGCTTAAATAGGTACGATGCTGCTTGGACTGGTACATTATATTCTGACGTAAAGATGGGGAATATTACAGACAAGCGCATGGAAATTTCCAAAAGGATAATTAAGAAATTACGCAAGTCTGATATATTTGTTTCGTCGGAAGAAAATTGGGGAGGAAAGACGCTCGTTGATATTCATCGTGAGTTGAAGGAAATGGAGAAGGCTCACGGCAAGATTGATGTAATAGTTATTGACTATTTAGAATTGGTAGAAGTTGGAGACGGGCATAATTACTCACCGAGCGAAGAACGTTTCCGTCAAGCTAAATTAGCAAAAGGCATGAAGCAATTAGCGATGGAATTTAATGCTGTTGTACACACGGCAACTCAAAGTAATTCCATACCTGAAGAACAACGAAACGACCCAGCATTTGTAATCACCCGCGCTAATTTATCAGAAGACAAGGGCAAGATTCGCCCATTTGATATTTTCGTTACAATAAATCAAACGCGTGACGAAATGAAAGAAGAAATAATGCGACTCCACACCGACAAGTTGAGGGATTATCAAAATGGAGACCCGATATTTATATACAACAATTTTGCTTTCTCGAGATTTTATGACAGAAAGAAAACCATGAACGCCACTTGGGATGAATAAAATAGACGATTCAGATTTAAATGTGTTACTTGTAAATAGTAAGTTAAACACCAGAGGACAGTACATTTGTGACTGTCCTTTTTGCGGTAAAAGCCAACATTTTTATATATCGAAGGTAACACAGCGCTGGGACTGTAAAAAGTGCGGAGAATCAGGTTCTATATATAAATTGTTACGTTTCCTGAACAAGTCATACTTATTAGAAGGAGCGACAATAGAATTTAGAGATTCAATCAATGGAGTTGGTTTTGTGGAAGAAGATGAAAAAATAACTCTTGAAGATTTGCCTATTGTTAAGATGCCAGCGGGATGGAAAGTTTTTGACAAAAGCGATTATTTGTCTAGCCGAGGGTTAAACAAAAAACATTTTATAAGATACCAGTTTGGAGAAGCAAATATTATTTCTAAATATAAGGGGTATGTTTTATTCCCCATTTACGACAATTTAAAAATAAGAGGGTTCGTCGGTAGATACGCAAACAAAAAAGTGCCAAAAGACAGATTAAGATATAATAATAGCGCTGGAACTGATTTTTCTAAATTATTAGACGGCTTTGATGAAATAATAAAAGACATTACGGCAACGGCTATATTAGTCGAAGGAAGA